TAACTTGCTTAGTGTAGTTGTACGATATTTAGGACAGTTCCACCAGTTAATGTATTCTGGTTCTTTACCATTTTCTTTATCAAGTATCATCATGCCACGTTCATCGTCCCATGCATCTGCATAGTTGTGCGGAAATGCATTACCGATGTAATGAATCTTGCCTTGTACTTGACGTTTATGGAAGTGTCCTGAGAACACATAGTCTTGATTTACAAAATGTTGGGCTCGTAAGTCGCCGTGATCTGGCATTTGTACCATAGCGTTCATATAGAAACTTGGAAGTTCAAAGTGACCAAACATGTATTTGGCTTTAATCTTCTCAATCTTCTTCCATTCATCGCCTACTAGCCATGGGACTAGAGCAACATCATCTTCTTCGTAGATTTCGTCTATAAGTGTAATACCATCAATATGTTTACCGAAGATAGTCGAGCTTACATCACGCTTGTCTTTATAGTACAAGTCGTGGTTGCCGACAAACATGTAAAACTTATCAAACGCCTTTCCTAACTTTTCTAAACTACGAATAGTAGCATCCATAGTCGTAAGGTTAAGACTGTTCCTATTATGGTGCCAGTCGCCGCAGAAGATACCGGTTTCGCAACCGTTTTCTTTTGCTTGTTCGATAAACCAATCTACAAATTCTTCACAGTCGTCGTTGTGTACACGACTATTGCCTTTTAGTCCAAAGTGTATGTCTGTAAAGACTGCTGCTTTTTTGAACAAAATTTATTCTCCATACTAATCATTAATATAATACTATCATTTCAAATGAAAGTCAATTAGTTTTGGTTAGCTTTTTCTTCTTTTTCGCGTTTCATGGCTGCTTCCCATTCAGCGTTGTGTTGTCTGGTATAACTTGGATTCATATCATTCATTTCAAGGATGTCATCTCGTATGTTTTGATTACGTTTTTCAAGATTGATAACACGTACAAATGAGTTAGTGACTGCTGCTGTGTAGTATGCAAACGGATTGTTAGATTTGCTCTCGTCAAACTGCAAACCAATCTGTGCAAGCTGGAGTATTGCTTGTCCACGCATTTCGTCATTGTAGGTATATCCTCTTACGTTGCCTCTTGTGGCATAGCGTTCGCACAATTTCATCCACATAAGTGCAAGTTTGTCTGTTGCTTTTGCATGTTTTTGACTAAAATATCCGTTTTCCATGCCGCCGACCCAGTGACTTTTACCTACAAGTACAAGCTCGTCTTTTTCATTAAATTTATAATGCTGAAAGGGCGGAAAGTTTAGTTTTACTTTTGTATCTGCAACGGTCTTTGGATTCTTTTTACGACCTGGCTCTTCTGGAATGTGGTCAAACGTCATAATACGAAAGATTAGTTCATCCTTTTGTATTTTACGATAATCAATTTCGCACTCAGCAAGTTTAACTTTTTCACCTGCTAGTTTACGTGCTTCAAAATCTTGTTGTTGTAGGCGTTTTGCTTTATTTCTTTTTGCTTCTGCAATAGTTCTAATGTTAATTTTTTCAATATCAGGTAAAATTATATCATATTGTGCGTATTCTGGATCTACAAAGCTCGAAAATCTGCTTTTTGATTTGTGTATCTCCTTTAATAAATCTTTATTGTTTAGATAATTTTGTTTTCTCATGAAAATCTCCAAGTTAAGCTACTATTATAATATACGCACTTAAAAAAGTCAACTAAATAATGTATATAGGAGAATAATATGGCCTTCAATTTAAAGCAAGTAGTAACCTCTAATGTTAACAGCATAAAAAACGACATCCAGCAAACTGGAAATCGTTTAGCAGCTCAAGCAAAAAATCAACTATTTGATACATTAGATCCTACTGGCATTTTTAGAGGAATATTAGGTATGGTTGATTCTCAACCACCTGATAGAACTATTTCAAATGCTACTGTTGCAAGTGCAGCAAATGACTGGCGTGTTAGGCTAAGTCTTCCTGCTACTCTAGGACAGAGTGAAGTTCTAAAACCTCTTGAACTTACTGGCGGATTAGTATTTCCATATACTCCTACGATATTAATTCAACATACAGCTAATTATGATTCAATGGCGCCTATACATAGTAATTATCCCTTTAACATATATCAGAACAGCCAAATTGAAGATATAGTTATTACAGGAGACTTCTTTGTCGAAAACGCTAAAGATGCTCAATATTGGACAGCGATGGTACATTACTTAAGAGCAATAACTAAAATGGCATATGGACAAAGTACAGAAGCTGGTGCTCCGCCACCCCTTGTAAAATTAAACGGATATGGAGATTTTGTTTTTCCTGATGTTCCGGTAGTAGTTAAAAACTTTACAGTTGATATGCCTGCAGACGTTGATTATGTTAAAACACAAATAACAGGAGAAATAACTCCGGACACAACAATACCTGAACTAAAAGGGAAAGTTGGGTGGGCTCCAACACAAAGCCAAGTTTCGGTAACTGTATCACCAACATACTCAAGAGCAAAAGTTTCGCAATTTAATTTACAAACCTTTGTTCAAGGTGGATACTTAGGTAGCAAAGGAAATGGCGGAGGATTCATCTAATGGCAAAATATACGTCAACAAGTCCTTATGGTAACACTAGGGTAGTTAATAAGCAATACTTGGACACATTAGCAATCAGGTCTGTGCCTGCAAGTGATGACGATGTGTTATATAAAGTACAGCCACAGTTTAATCATAGACCAGATCTTTTAGCTTATTCTGTGTACGGAACTCCCAAGTTATGGTGGGTCTTTGCACAAAGAAATATGGATGTAATTAAAGATCCTGTTTTTGATTTAGAAACAGGAATAGAAATTTATTTGCCAAAGGCAGATGATTTGCAAAAATTTTTAGGATATTAAGTAGATGCCAGATCCAGCAGATACCGCAGCAGGTTCAAGTTCTTCGTCAAATGTAACAGTTCAATCTGGAAATGCTTCTGTTGGTAGCGGCGCGGGAGATAATGCTGCGGCACAAAATACTTCCAATGCTAGACAAACTCCCCCTAAGCTATTATATTCTGTAAACAAACAACCTAATGAATTAAGAGGGTATGCAACATTTAATTCTATTGTTACGCTATCCTGTTTAACACCTAGTGAAATTAATTTTCCAGATCAGTCGTATAGAAGATCACCACCATCTGTAACTGTTTTAAGATCAGGTGGTGGTGCAGGCAATAAAGCAAGAACAGCATATGAAACAGCTGATGCACAAATTGAATATTTTATCGATAATATTGAAATTGATTCAGTTATAGTTCCAACTAATAAAACACGAACAAGTAATGCAAATGTTATTAGTTTTGAAGTACACGAGCCTTACAGTATGGGATTATTTTTGCAAACCTTGCAAGTTGCAGCAAGAAATGCAGGCCATGCGAACTACAATAGGGCACCATATATGCTTTCTATAGAATTTATAGGCTATGACGATAAAGGAAATCCGGTTCCTAATAGTAAAACAGTAAGACACCTTCCTATTAAAATTAGTAATGTTGAATTTGATGTAACTGCCGGAGGATCTAGATACACTGTAAAAGCATATGCATGGAATGAACAAGCACAAAGTAATACAGTGCAAACTGTTAACGTAGAAACTAAAATTACTGGAAACAATCTTGTAGAACTTTTGCAAAAAGGACCAGATAGTTTAACAGGCATCATAAACAAACGTAATAGAGAAAGAGCCGAAAAAAATGAATCATTTACTAAAGACGAATATATAATTATTTTTCCGACTGAATTAGTATCTGGTTTAGGTCTTGCGAATGTTGCTTCCGGCGGACAAGAAAGTGGAGCAACAGCAACACCTGAAGAAATTTATACACGGATTACAGGAATTCCGTCAAGCGAAGCAGATCCTGAAGAAATAGAAAGAGTTAATGAAGTAGCTGCTCCGTATATAAATTTACAAGCATCAGATAATAATATCTCTGCCGCAGTGCGAGCATTAGTTGCAGATGACGCCACAATAAATTCGATAGGAAAAGCAAATGTTGCTAGGTCTATGGCGGAAGGTGGAAGTGTTCCGTTTGGTGTTCCTGCGTTTACGCAGAAAGAAAATGATGACGGAACAATATTCTTTGATAACGGTAGAATACAAATATCAAATGAATTTAGAACATTTCAATTTCCTCAAGGAACAAACATTGAAAAAATTATTGAAGAACTAGTAATTCTAAGTACATACGGTCAGCAAGCAGCAACTCAAAGAGAAGAGGATAATAATGGTAATATTCCTTGGTTTAGAGTACAAACACAATGTTATATTGTTCCTGATGCAGAGATGCTGCGAAAAACAGGTGAAAATCCTAAGGTATATGTTTACATGATTGTTCCTTATTCTGTACATAGTTCGGTATTTCAAAGCCCAACAAGACCTAGTGTTGGTGTAGAAGAAAGAAAACTTGTAGCAGCTAAAGAATACAATTATATCTATACAGGTCAAAACGAAGATATTATAGATTTTGAAATAACAATTAATAATGCTTTTTATAGCTCAATTGCTCCAGATGGAGGATTGGCAAATGCCAGTGTAGTACAACAACAAAATTCAGGAACAAACGATTCTGGACAAAACAGTGGTTATGTTGCAAACGAAGGTGCTGATGCAACCTCCGTACCGTCAGGAACTAATGCTGCAAGAGAATCAAACGAAGCAAACGGTTCTGCACAAGAAGGCGGCGCCGACTATTCAAATACGGCAATACAAGTTGCAAGACAGTTTAATGAAGCAATCGTTAACAGTGATGTAGATTTATTAAGTATGGAATTAACAATTTTAGGTGATCCGTATTATATTGCAGACAGTGGTGTAGGAAACTACAGTAGCCCAAGTGCAGGTAGCGGAACAACAGAAGACGGAACTATAGATCATCAACGAGGAGAAGTTGATATTGTATTGAATTTTAGAACACCTATAGATTATAGTCAATCAAAAGGAACAATGATATTTCCAGGAGATACTGTTCCTGTGAAAGCATTTAGTGGTTTATACAGGGTTAACCTTGTAAAAAATAGAATTGAAGGAAATAAATTTTCTCAAATATTGTCTGTCGTTAGAAGACCAAATCAAGAAGCAGAAGTAGGCCAACCTGGAACAGCAGGTGATGGCAGCGCATTACAATCTGCACCTAAACAAGATACTTCGTTAGGCGACGGTAGATCGGGTGTAATAGCAACATGAGTACAGAGAATCGTCCAGCAAATCCAAAAAGCGTTAGAAATCCAGGTCCGTATGAAGCGATTGTGGTTTCTCAACTTGATCCTAAGTACATGGGTACTTTACAAGTAGAATTATTAAAGCATACAACATCAGGTAACCAAGCTGAAAGATCCGGACAAATTGTCACAGTAAAATACTTGTCTCCCTTCTATGGTACAACCCCATTAAATGCAGTACTAGATAATGATAATTTTCAGTCTACACAAAAAAGTTACGGAATGTGGTTTATACCACCAGATGTTGGCACTACAGTTTTAGTAATGTTTGCTGAAGGAAATATTAGTAAAGGATATTGGATTGGGTGTGTTCCGCCTGCTTATATGAATTGGATGACTCCTGATCCGTGGGCAGGAACTGAATATAACAATCAAGACAATACGAAAAAATTACCTGTAGGAGAATTTAACAAACGTCAACAAACAGGCGCAGGCAATGACCCTACAAAATATATTAAGCCTGTTAACACAGACTTTTATACTATTTTAGGTAGGCAAGGCACACTATATGATAATGTGCGAGGACCTGGAACTTCGTCATCTAGAAGAGAAGTACCGTCGAGTGTTTTTGGTATTAGCACTCCTGGACCAAAAGATAAGCGACCAGGAGCACCGAGGGCTGCCGTAGGACCTACAGAACAGCGAGCTCAGGTATATGCAAGTAGACTTGGAGGGAGTAGTTTAGTATTCGACGACGGTGACGAAACAAAACTGAGAAAAAGTTATGCAGGTCAAGGCAGGAAAGAATATGCAGATATTACAAATGAAGAAACTGGCGGTATCCCTCAACTTCCTGCAGATGAGTTAGTACGTTTAAGAACCCGTACCGGACACCAAATATTATTACATAATAGTGAAGATTTAATTTACATTGCCAATGCACAAGGAAGTGCTTGGATAGAATTAACATCTAACGGAAAGATTGATATCTATGCACAAGATAGTATTAGTATTAGATCACAAAATGACTTAAACATAAGCACAGATAGAGATATTAATATGTCAGCAGGACGTGATATTAATATGAATGCTGTTAGAAATTATAAATTAACAGTTGGACAAAATAGTGATGTTAAAGTTGGTACCGATCATAAAATGGATGTTGGCGCAAATGAAGATCACTATGTTGGTGCAGATCAAAAAATATACATTGGTGCAAAAGGAGATAAGATAGTTGCTGGAAAACATTCATTAACAAATCAAGGTCCGTATGATGTTAACACTGCTGGAGACTATAGACATACACAAACTAATTTAGAAATTTTAAGTAGCGGATATAATTACTTTACTTCAGGTAGAGAAACAGATATTGCCGCTGGTGGCGATATTGTAGCAACTGGTACTAATATACATTTGAACGGGCCAGCAGCTGATTCTGCATCTGAAGCAGATACTGCTGCGCAAGCTGCTGTCGCAGCATCTGCGCTTTGGCCGGTACGTGTGCCGGTGCACGAACCGTGGTTAGGACATGAACATCTAGATCCGTTAACTTTTGTTCCGAGTAAAACACAAGCAAGTTCAAGTCCAAGTCCTGCATTAAGGGAAACAACACCGTTAATTAATACAGATAGCGATGCAGGACCAGTTAACGAATCGAACGCTGCCGCAGCCAATTCAGGAACAGTCACTGATGCTAGTGGTAATACAGTTGCAGCCCCTCAGACTGTTGTACCAGGAGAAGTTGGACCAATAGGAGATCAGCCTGCTAAACCTGTTCCTGTTACAGACTTGCAACAATATTTCTTAAGTGAACTTATTAAAGGTGTAGGCTTAGATCCTGCTAATGCACTTAAAACAGCAGATCCTAATAGACTTGCTCCTGGCGAAACTCCGGGTAATGCAGAAGCACTTGGTATGGCTATGGCACAACCGATGGCAGAATGTGGATTTAAACCGAGAAGTGAAAACTTAAATTATAGTGCTTCAAGATTACGTGCAGTGTTTCCTAGTCGTGTTAAAACTGATGCTTTTGCACAAGAACTTGCCGCAGCAGGTCCTGCTGCAATAGGTAATACATTATACGGAGGTAGATACGGTAACGCTCAAGATGAAGGTTATAAGTATCGTGGTAGAGGGTTAATACAGTTAACCTTTAAAGATAATTATAGAAGATATGGCGGATTAGGTGGTGTACCACAAGTGGTCGAAAACCCCGATTTAGCAAATGATCCAGAAGTTGCAGTAAAACTTGCTGTAGGATATATTAAGTCAAAATCAATAAGTTGGGACAGTTATGATTATGCAGCACTTGGCGAAGAATTCCGTAGAGCAATCGGATATGCTAACCAAGGCGGCGCTGAAACAAGAAATCGTATAGGATTAGGTAGAGGCTTTGCTAGTAAGATGATTACGGGAGACTTAGTACCGTTAGCAAGCATTTCACCTGAGCCTACTGGACAAGATATTGAAGCAGAAGTAGGAAACACTGATCCGGAGGATTGGCCACTACCATAAAAATGTAGGCTAAATATTGTTATGAGCACATTAGAGAAAAAGTTATACAAAGAAATCCAAATAAAATCAAATAAGAAACCTACTGAACCTGTTACTAGTAGAGCTTATAGAGGTATTTCTACGGCTAATAGCGAAAATACAAGTTTTAATTTGTATGACATTGCTCTAATTAAACAAGACATAATTAATCATTTTCACATTCGTATGGGGGAAAAATTAGAAAATCCAGAGTTTGGAACTATAATTTGGGACGTATTGTTTGAACCAATGACAGAAGGATTAAAACAGGCTATTGCTGCTAATGTTACTACAATTATTAACTATGATCCAAGAGTACAAGTTGACGAAGTAGTTGTTGATACCTACGAAAGTGGCATTATGATTGAATGTTCTTTAACATACTTGCCCTATAATATATCAGAAAATATGCGTTTTAAGTTTGACGAAGACAACAGTATCTTGGCATAAAATTATATACGCACTTTTCTAATCTTAATAAATACTGTATAATAAAGGAAAGCAAGTATGTCCTCAACAGATAGACAAAACAGATTACTATTATCAGAAGATTGGAAGCGTATCTACCAGTCATTCCGTAATGCAGATTTCCAAAGCTACGACTTTGATAATTTGCGTAGAACTATGATTAACTACCTCCGTCAAAATTATCCGGAGGACTTTAACGACTACATTGAATCCAGTGAATACCTTGCACTAATAGACCTTATTGCTTTCCTAGGTCAAAATATTAGTTTCCGTATTGACTTAAATGCTCGTGAAAATTTTCTTGAACTAGCAGAACGCCGTGAAAGTGTATTACGTTTAGCAAGATTGCTTTCCTATAATCCTAAACGTAATACAACTGCAAACGGATTGCTAAAGTTTGAAACTGTTAGCACAACAGAAGAAATTTATGATTCTAACGGTACAAACTTATCAGGACAGACTATTATATGGAATGATATTTCTAACCAAGACTGGTATGAACAATTTATTAAAGTATTAAATTCTGCATTACCGGCCAACGGTGTTTACGGAAGACCTGTAAAAACAGGAACAGTTAATGGTGTAAGCGCAGAGCAGTATAGACTTAACGCAACTAACACAGATTTGCCTATATACTCCTTTACAAAAAATGTAGATGGACAATCCTCAATCTTTGAAATTGTTAGTACTGATATTGATGGTAATTCTATTGTAGAAGAACCTCCCTTACCTGGTAACAGTTTTGCGTTTGTGTATAGAGATGACGGACAAGGTGCAGCATCTAACAACACAGGATTTTTTGCACACTTCCGTCAAGGAAGATTAGATCAAGGCGAGTTTAGTATCACTAATCCTTCAACTAATCAAGTAGTTGCTATAGATGCAATTAATGTTAATAACACAGACACTTGGCTCTATCAACTTGATTCTACAGGAAACGAAACTAATTTGTGGACTAAAGTTGAAGCTGTAGAAGGAAACAATATTGTTTATAATAGTCTGAACAAAAATATTAGAGACATATACAGTGTATTAACTCGTGTCGAAGATAGAATTAGTTTAATTTTCTCTGATGGTACATTTGGTAATTTACCCAAAGGGTCATTTAAAGTTTATTATAGAGTTAGTTCTAATAGAAGCTATGTTATAACTCCAGACGAACTAATAGGTATTACAATTACTATTCCTTACCAAACAAAATCAGGGACTAGCGAATCGTTAACAATCGGTCTTGAGCTGAAATATACAATTGATAATTCTAGTATCTCCGAAACCAACGATGAGATTAAAGCTCGAGCACCTGCTACATATTATACACAAAACAGAATGGTTACTGGAGAAGATTACAATGTAGCGCCATTATCAGTTAGCCAAGAAATTGTAAAAGTTAAAAGTGTAAACAGAACTTCAAGCGGAATCAGCAGATATTATGATCTTTTAGATGCAACTGGAAAATACAGTAAAACAAATCTTTATGGTAAAGACGGAGTGATTTATACACAAACTCTAAATACAAAAGAAACATTTACTTTTACAACTAGAACAGACATTGAAGGGGTTATTAGGAATCAGATTCAAAATATTTTACAAGATTATAAAGTAAGAAATTTTTATTATGCTCAGTTTCCTAAAATATTAGTTAATGACCTAGGTGGAACTTGGAATCAAATTACAAAAGGTCAAAATATTACTACAGGTTATTTGACAGATACTGATAATACAAAGTTAAGAGTTAGTTCGTTTACAGGTTCTACACTACAATATTTGTCTCCTGGTGCAATGTTAAAATTTATTTCTCCACCGGGACAGCATTTTATGCCTGACGGAAGTTTAATGTCAGGACCTGCAAATCATCCGGGATCAACTACATATAAATGGGTTAAGGTTGTTAGTGTTAGCGGCCCAGGAATAGATGTAACTGCTGATGGATTAGGACCTATTGTTTTTAACGATATAATACCTTCAGGTGCATTGCTTTCTGAAATTAAACCAATTTTTACAACAGAATTAGAACCTCAAATTATAACACAAGTAACTGATCAAATTTTTACATATAAAACATTTGGTCTACGATATGACTTTAATACTTCTACATGGAGAGTTGTATTAGAAAATAACTTAGATGTAGTATCACAATTTAGTACTGGTAAAACTGGTGACTTAACTAATCAACAGTTAGATTCTAGCTGGTTATTGCTTTTCCAAACAGATGGCGAAACTTATACGATTACTTACAGAGGACAGCGTTATATTTTTGAAAGTGATAAAGAAATAAGATTCTATTTTGATAGCGGCGATAAAGTATTTGACCCGGCAACAAATGAAATTGTTAAAGATAGGATTTCGTTAATGTCAATTAACCAAAGTCCAGATAATCAAGGCGGATATTCTTTAACTCCGTTCACAGTTCCTTTTGTATGGGAAATTGTTAACGAATTTAGAGATAAAGAAGGATATGTCGATAGTAAAAAAATTGAAGTTGGATTTTTCGATTCAGACGACGACGGCGTAGTTGATGATCCTGAAATCTTTGATAAATTTGTTGCTTCAGGAAATGCAGATAAATGGATATTCTTAGAGCAATATATAACAGGTGACAATCTTGATGATTTTAGATATGTAAATCAGGTAGATGCAGGGATTGTAATAGTTGACACAGAAACTGTGATAACAGATAACGGTGTATCAAGCTATCCTGCAGATACAGTTTTTTATATTGTTGATAAAAACATTTTTAAGATTTACAATACAGAAACAGAAAGACTTGAGTTAGTAGTTAACTACCGTGCATATAACGGAAGAGACAATATTATATTCCAATATGTTCACAGTGCAGATGAAAGTAATAGAATTGATCCTAGTAGTTCAAATATTATTGACATTTATATGCTTACTCGACAATATGATACACAGTTTAGACAGTTCCTATCAGGTGTAACAACAACTAAACCTTTAGCACCTAGTAGTGATGCATTGTTTACAAACTTTGGTTCTGAAATAAACAAAATTAAATCAATAAGTGATGAAGTAATATATCATCCAGTTAAGTATAAAGTACTTTTTGGAAATGAATCATCTGATGATCTAAAAGCTACTTTTAAAATTGTTAAAAATACTGATAGAGTAGTTAACGATAACGAATTAAAAGCAAATGTAATTTCAGCAATTGATGAATTTTTTGCTATTGAAAACTGGGAGTTCGGAGATACATTTTACTTTTCAGAACTTAGTACTTACATTATGAATAAACTATCGCCTGATCTTGCAACGATAGTTATTGTGCCAGTGCAAACATCACTTGCATTTGGTAGTATGTTTGAAATTAAATCAGAAGCAGACGAGATTTTTATTAGTTCAGCAACAGTTGATAACATAGAAGTTATTTCATCCTTAACAGCATCTAAACTAAAAGCAGAAGGTGCAATATTTGTAGATTCTGAAACTGTTACAGGAATTACAAGCTCAAGTGGAGGTGTTAGCTACTAATGGCTTACGAAAATAATCAGAACGAATATCCATTACCAGCAGATGGAAAAAAATCTAGACAGAGCGAAACACTATTACCTCGCTATTTTAGAACTGATATAAACAAAAAGTTTTTACAATCAACACTAGATCAATTAACACAACCTGGTGTTGCTGAAAAACTAAATGGTTATTATGGTCGTATAGTTTCTAAGGCTTATAATGCTGATGATAACTATGTTGGCGATATTACACAAGAAAGACAAGACTATCAGTTTGAACCCGCAGTATTAGTTAAAGACGATCTTGAAAATGTAACATATTATAAAGATTATAATGATTATTTAAATCAATTAAAAACATTTGGTGGAAATGTAAAAAATCAAGATCTACTAAATTCACAAGAAAACTATTCTTGGAATGCAAATATAGATTGGGACAAGTTTACAAACTTTAGAGAGTATTATTGGTTACCATATGGTCCCCAAACAATTAGAATTGCTGGACAAGCAAGAGGTATTGAAAGTACTATTGGTGTTACATTAGCAAATAATTTAGACAACAGTGCTTTTGTATTTTCTACAGATGAACTTGTACAAAATCCAACATTAATATTATATCGAGGACAAAAGTATACTTTTGAAATAGACACTCTTGGTACTCCTATTAGTATAAAAACAAAAAGAACATTAGATGATTCTTTCAAATATAACGATGGAATAGATAATCAAAGTGTAGAACAAGGAAAGATTACTTTTGATGTTTCTGTTAATGCTCCTGAAATATTATATTATGTTGCTGACAACGATATTAATAATAGTGGGCTTATTCAGATAAAAGATATTGAAGAGAATACAGAAATTAATATCGAAAAAGAAATATTAGGTAAAAGAAAATACAAAACAGAATCTGGTGTTGAACTTTCTAATGGCATGAAAGTATCATTTGCAGGGTTTGTTACTCCAGAAAAATACGCTAAATCAGAATGGTATATAGAAGGGGTTGGTAGTTCTATAAAATTAATTGCCGAATCAGATTTAGAAATACCAGCAGGGTTTTCAGAAAACAAAGATATTCCTTTTGACGTAAATGCATTTGATAGATTACCTTTTGATAATGCTACAGGTTATGCATCATCAAAAGATTATATTGTAATAAATCGTTCTAGTGCAGATAGAAATTCATGGTCAAGACATAATAGATGGTTCCATAGAGATGTTATAGAACTAGCAGCAAAAATTAATAATCAAGAAGTAAGTGTTGATCAATCAGCTCGTGCAACAAGACCTATTATAGAATTTAATGCAGGATTAAAACTGTTTAACTTTGGGACACAAAATAAATCAAATGTGGACTTAGTAGATACATTTACAACAGATATTTTTTCTAACGTAGAAGGTGCATTAGGTTATAGTATAGACGGAGTAAAACTTGTAGACGGTATGCGTGTATTGTTTACTGCTGAAGAAGATATTCGAGAAGCAGGTAAAATCTTTAAAATTAAGTTTTTAACTCATAAAGGTAGACGTCAAATTAGTTTAATAGAAGAAAGTGACGCACTTCCTTTAGAAAATGAAACAGTATTGGTTTTAAACGGTCAAAATTATCAAGGAAAAATGTTTTACTATAATGGAACTTCTTGGAGTATGGCCCAAGAAAAGTTAACAGTAAATCAGCAACCTCTTTTTGACCTGTTTGACGAAAGCGGAAATAGTTACGGGAATACCGAATATTATCCTAACAGTACCTTTACAGGAAATAAGATATTTTCTTATAGACAAGGTACAGGTATAGTTGATGCTGAATTAGGATTTCCGTTAAGTTATCGTAGTATTGAAAATATCGGAGATTTAGTTTTTGATTTTAATCTCTTAACAGATTCTTTTACATATACTAACGGATTAGATACATTATCACGTTCAACAGACGTTTGTGTTTTACAGAAGTATTCAGATCGAACAACGTTTCAAAATGTTAACGGATGGACTAAAACTGATACAGAAAGTAGGCAACGTGTATTAAGACAATACGTAGCAGAACAAGATCAAACAGATTTTGAGGTCGATGTTTACGAAAATAGCGGCTCACTTGACGATTTAATAATTCGTGTTACAGTAAACAATTCAATTAAATTTAACGTAACAGATTTTGAAATTATTAAAGATCAAAATGCTATTGTAAGATTTAATACTCCCTTAGAAACTGGCGATGTTGTAGTATTACGTACAAGAAGTTCGGCAGTTAAAAATAACAACGGATTGTATGAATTACCTAGTAATCTAGAAAAGAACCCGGCAAATGATGACATTACTTCATTTACACTAGGCGAAGTAAACGATCATGTAGCGTCTATAGCAGAAGATGCTGAAGAATTTTTTGGAAGTTATCCTGGGAGAGGAAATTTAAGAGACCTAGGTGATATTTCAAAATTTGGTAGAAAGTTTTTACAACATTCTGGGCCAATTAATCTTTCGCTATATCATATTACAAATAAAGATGCAAATATTATTAAGGCGATAGATTTTTCTAGAAGAGAATATGCTAAGTTTAAAAGATTGTTTATACAAACAGCAGACAGCTTAGGTTTTGACGGAACACCAAAAGCACATGTCGATTTAATTTTTAGAGAATTAAACAAGAATAAAAATAATAATCTTCCGTTTTACTTTTCTGATATGGCTCCAACTTCTGGAGCAAAGCAATTAGTATACGAAATATTTGAAGAAGGAAATATTTATTTTGCCTTAAATCAGCCTTATTCTTTAGATACTATTTCTCAAAGAGCAGTTAATGTATATGTTAATGATGTACAACTTATCTTTGAAGACGATTATACATTTAACGAAGAAGGGTTTTGTATTATAACATATCCTTTAGCACAAGGTGATATAGTAGAAATATATGAATATGACTCTACCGATGGATGCTATATTCCTCCTACACCTACTAAGTTAGGCATATATCCTAAGTATGTTCCGTCTAAATTTGTTGATAATACTTATATTGAACCAACAGAAGTAATACAAGGTCATGACGGATCTATAACTAAAGCCTACGGCGATTATAGAGATGATCTAATATTAGAATTAGAAAAAAGAATTTACAACAACTTAAAAGTTCAATACGACGATGACATTATAGATATCTACGAATATCAGGGCGGTGAGCATCGTAATACAGGATTTTCGAGAACAGATATTAACTCGACAATGCTTAAAGATTTTGCATCTTGGTTAAGTGTAGTTGGTGATATAGATTATACTACTTTTGATTTTTACAATAGAAATAATTCGTTTACATATAATTATGGAAGTATGGAATCACCATCCGGTGAGCTATTACCTGGATTTTGGAGAGCAGTGTACAAGTATGCATACGACACTGATCGTCCACATACACATCCTTGGGAAATGCTAGGATTTAGTATTAAACCAAAATGGTGGGAAGAAAAATACGGCCCGGCTCCTTATACTAGTAATAACTTAATTATGTGGGAAGACTTAGAAAAGGGCGTAATTGCAGAGCCAAATAAAAATAAAATAATTAAAACAGAATTTATGCGTCCTGGATTAACAAGCCATTTGCCTGTAAATAATCAAGGTCAGTTATTAAGTCCGTTAGATAGTAAGTATGCAAGAAACTATGTAAATTCCTTTACTAGAAGATCGTTTTCCTTTGGAGATCATGCTCCTGCAGAAACTGCTTGGAGGAAAAGTTCTGAATACCCATTTTCACTTTTAAAATCATGGATGTTAAATCAGCCTAGTAAGATCATTGGTTTGTCTTTTGACAGATTAAGAACTGTTCGAAATAGTGCAGGTCAATTAGTTTATAGCGAAACTAATAAACGTTTGCGTTTAGCAGATTTAGTTTTTCCAACTAGTCCTGATAGTGATATTAGGGTATATAGTTCTGGATTGATAAATTTTATTTCCAATTATCTAGCAAGTAATATTTTAGTAAACTTTAATTCTTATAAAGAAAACCTTTCAAGAATTACAAACCAAATGGCATTTAAAGTCGGTGGGTTTACTGATAAAACTAAGTTTAATTTAATTTTAGATTCTAGAACACCGTTAAACAAAGGCAATGTATTTGTACCTGAAGAAAACTTTGATGTTGTTTTAACAACTAGTAGTCCAATTGAATTGGTTTCTTATAGTGCAGTAGTAGTAGAAAAATCATCAGCAGGATATATTATTAGAGGGTATGATGCAACTTCCCCTGTGTTTAAGTACTTTAATTATGTTGTATCGGATAGCGATCCAGAAGTCAATGTCGGTGGCATCAGTGAAACATTTATAGAATGGGATTCAAATAAGCGTTATTTAAAAGGTACTGTTGTAAGTTATAATAATCGTTATTTTAGAACAACAGATACCCATACTAGTAGTACTAACTTCGATGGTACTAAATTTGCATCCTTACCAACATTACCCGTTGTTGGTGGAAGAAGTGCATTATTTAGAAGATCGTTTGAAACTAGAACAGTTCAAGAATTACCATACGGAACAGTATTAAAGACAAGCCAAGAAGTTGTTGACTTTTTATTAGGTTATGGCGAATATCTT